TACAAGTATGCAGAGCTCTCTGGTGACGACGACTTAACATTCACAGCATGGCACTTCACAAGTTACGATAATGAGACTCTAGACGCAGAAGAGATTGATGTAGCTAAGAAGAGTATGAGCTCTCACGCCTTTCAGCAAGAGTTCATGGCATCCTTCAAGAACCAAGGCTCTGAGATGTTCAAAGAGGAATGGCTCAACTTCGGTACAAAGCCTGCCTCAGAAGGTGACTACTATGTAGCCATTGACTTGGCTGGATTCAAGGATGTAAGCAAGAAGAAGGGTAACACCTCACGCTTAGACTCCTCAGCAATCTCAATCGTATATGTTACAGAAGATGGTTGGTTCGTAGAGGATGTTATCCATGGACGATGGACACTAGACGACACAGCTAAGAAGATATTTCAAGTGGTCAAAGACTACAAACCCATGAGCATAGGCATAGAGAAAGGTATCTCTAAGCAAGCTGTTATGTCACCACTAATGGATATGATGAAGCGTCAGAACTTCTACTTTCGTGTAGAGGAGCTATCTCATGGTAACCAACGCAAGACTGACAGGATCATGTGGGCCCTCCAAGGACGTTTTGAACATGGGCGTGTTACACTAAACAAGAAGAAGAAAGAATGGCACCCAGTCTTCCTAGACCAGCTATTTGCTTTCCCAGACCCCTTAACCCACGACGACCTCATAGACTCCCTAGCTTACATAGATCAGCTAGCTAAAGTAACTTATGCAGGTAACTTTGAAGAGTTGGATAACTTTGAAGCCCTTGACTCACTCACTGGATACTAACATATGAACAAGCAGATGTACCTAGACGACAACAACGAATCAACAGATCCTATCATTATAGAGCAATCACTTGAAGATTGGGTCATGACTAAGGTCAATGACTGGGGCGACTACTACGAGCAGAACTATTCTGATAAGCACCAAGAATACTATCGCCTCTGGCGTGGTCAATGGGCCGCTGAAGATAAGACTAGGCAAGCAGAACGCTCACGTATCATTGCTCCAGCACTACAGCAGGCCGTAGAGTCCAACGTAGCAGAGATAGAAGAGGCTACCTTCGGACGTGGTACTTACTTTGACATCAAAGATAACATGGGCGACACAGAGACTGCTGATATTGCATTCTTACGTAACAAGCTACATGAAGACTTTGATATGTGTAAGATACGCAGGGATGTATCTGAATGCCTAATCAACTCAGCTGTCTTTGGTAATGGCATGGGTGAGATTGTATTAGAAGAAGTTAACGAGATGAAACCTTCCACTGAACCAATCATGGATGGCGCTATGGAAGCTGTAGGAGTCACTGTGTCTAAACGCACTGTGGTACGCCTACGTCCTATCCTCCCTCAGAACTTCCGTATTGACCCTACAGCCACTAATGTGGAAGAGGCACTAGGTGTAGCCATTGACGAGTTTGTCGGCTCTCATATCGTTGAGCAGCTACAAGAGAGTGGTGTATACCGCGACATAAGTGTAGGCTCAGCCACAGAAGACTTCAACATTGAAGCAGATCAAGACCTAACTGTCTACCAAGATGATAAGGTACGTCTAACTAAGTATTACGGCCTAGTCCCTAGGCACCTGCTTGAGGCAGAGCTTGAGTTTGATTTAGAAGAAGAAGATAGAGAAAGTTATTATATAGAAGCTGTTGTCATCATAGCTAACGAAGGTCACTTGCTCAAGGCTGAAGCTAGTCCATACATGATGAAGGATCGTCCAGTCGTTGCATTCCCTTGGGATGTTGTCCCTTCACGATTCTGGGGCCGTGGCGTATGTGAGAAAGGCTACAACAGTCAAAAGGCACTAGATGCAGAGCTAAGGGCTCGTATAGACGCTCTAGCGCTTACAGTACACCCAATGCTAGCTATGGACGCCACACGCATCCCACGCGGCACTAAGCCAGAGATTCGTGCTGGTAAGCTATTACTGACTAATGGTGACCCTCGTGAGATCATTAATCCATTCAACTTTGGCAATGTAAGCCAAATAACCTTTGCTCAGGCTCAGGCACTACAATCAATGGTACAGCAGAGTACAGGTGCTGTTGATTCTTCTGGTGTTGGTGGCTCTATAAACGGTGAGGCGACTGCTGCAGGCATATCTATGTCTCTAGGTGCAATAATCAAGCGACATAAGCGCACTTTGATTAACTTCCAAGAATCTTTCCTGATACCTTTCGTGCGGAAAGCAGCTTGGCGTTATATGCAGTATGAGCCTGAGCTCTATCCAGTATCTGACTATAAGTTCAATGCTACATCTACGTTAGGAATCATTGCTCGTGAGTATGAGGTCAGTCAGTTAGTCCAGTTGCTACAAACAATGGGCAAGGACACACCTTACTACCCCATCATGCTTAAGTCTATCGTAGACAACATGAATGTTTCCAACCGTGAAGAGTTGATTGGTCTAATAGATAAGGCTGCTGAACCTAATCCTGAAGCACAGAAAACTGCTCAAGAGACTCAAGCTGCTCAAATGGCATTCCAAGCCGCACAAACTGCCACATTGACTGCACAGGCACATGAGTCCGAGATGCGAGCACAGAAGTTAATGATTGAAGCTCAAGCAATACCTGCTGAGATGGAGATTGACCGTATTAAGGCCATCACTACTAACCTAAGAGACGGTGAAAATGATGATCGTGAGTTTGAACGTAGGTTAGCAGTCGCTGATCGTATGCTCAAAGACAAAGAAATTGATTTAAAACAAATGAATCTTCATGGAGCACAGAATAATGGTATCCCAACGCGAACTCAACCGAGTGGTGGAGCAGGTCAACAGCAGCTACAAGGCATTGCTGGAGCGCCTAGACAAGGTAGAGGCCCAACTGGAGACTATAGCGGCCTCTAGCACACTTTCTAAGAAAAGTAAAGAAAAACATTGACTTTCAAGTAAATATATGTTATAATAGGTAGTATAAATGACAGATAATGAATTAGAGATTTACTTTAGAGAGATGCATGAACTATTCCGTATGGAAGGTTGGCAATCACTCATTAAAGACTTAACTCTCAACCTCCCTCTCATTAATTCAGTTGAAAGTACCAAAGATGATAATGACCTTTACTTTCGTAAGGGCCAACTTAACATCATAGGTACTATTCTCAATCTAGAAGAGACAACACGAATGGGACAAGAAGAGTTCCAGCGAGTAGAAGACCCCATAGAGGACAACTACGCTGATGTTTAAGTTCTACGATTACAAGTGTGTCTTAGGACACATCAACGAACATATGGTTAAGGGCTCACCAGACACACAACTGTGTAAAACCTGTAAAGCCCATGCAACCAGACAAGTTTCCTCACCACGACCTGTACTTGAACCCTTCTCTGGCGACTTCGCTGGCGCTAGTATCAAGTGGGCTAGAGATCATGAGCGTGGTAGAGCAAAAGCAGAGAAAGCCAACCCTGAATAACAGGATCTTTCATTTTTACTTTCTCCATAATACTAAGGTACGGAGTTTAATATGGCAGCAGTTATCCTTGAAGACGAGGACTTGAACACTGAGCGTTTTGATAGCTTAGACGGTATGGACGAAGGATCAGAGTTGAAACAGGCACCTGAACAAGGCAACCCTGAACCACAAGCTCAACCTCAGTCACAAGTACCTGACAAATACAGCGGTAAGTCACTAGAAGATGTAGTTAGGATGCACCAAGAGGCTGAGAAGCTCCTAGGTCGTCAAAGCTCTGAAGTAGGCGACTTACGTAATGTTGTAGATAGTTATATCAACACACAACTCAACGATCAGAAGCCAGCACAGGCAACTGACGACACAGATGAAGAATTAGATTTCTACTCTGACCCTGAAAGGGCTATGAGCCGAGCTATAGACAATCATCCTTCAGTTAGAGCAGCAGAACAGTCAACGAGAGCTTATCAACAGCAAACCTCCATGGCACGTTTAAAAGAAGGTCACCCAGACTTACAAGAGATCGTAGCTGATCCTAAGTTCGCTGAGTGGATTCAAGCTTCTAACATTAGGACAAAGATGTTTATTGCGGCAGATCAGCACTTTGACGTAGAGGCAGCTAATGAGTTATTCTCCTTATGGAAGGATAGGTCAGGAGCCATTCAACAGACAATACAGGCAGAGAAAGATGGAAGACAGAGGGCTGTCAAGGATGGGTCAACAGGATACACACGTGGTAATCCAGACTCAAGCACTTCCAAGAAGATCTATAGACGCGCTGATATTATTAAACTTATGAAAACTGACCCCGAACGCTACTTAGCGCTCTCTGATGATATACAAAAAGCATACGCAGAGAAACGGGTGAAATAACCTTATATAGAGACATTAAAAATGACAAATTCAGTATATCCCGCCATGGGTGGATTGGTTGATAACACATCAGCCGCAACATTCATCCCAGAGATTTGGTCAGACGAAGTAGTAGCAGCCTATGAGAAATCATTAGTTGTAGCTCCGCTAATCAAGAAGATTTCCATGCAAGGCAAGAAGGGTGATACAATTCACATCCCTAAGCCTACACGTGGTTCCGCAAACGCTAAGGTAGAAGCTACCGCAGTTACCATTCAATCTGATGTTGAGTCAGAAGTTAACGTTGTAATCAACCGACACTTTGAATACTCACGTATGATTGAAGATATTACTAACGTACAGGCTCTTGCTTCGTTACGTCAGTTCTATACTGGTGATGCTGGTTATGCCCTAGGCAAACAAGTGGATGATGATCTATTAAACCTTATGAAGAGTTTTGGTAATGGTAACGGCTCAGTATATCCTACTTCAGCCGCATTCTATCCTAAAGCTGATGGAGTAACCACGGCATACACAGACGATACTGTAAAACCAGTAGACGTATTTACGGATAAGTTCTTCCGTGATATGATCCAAAAGTTAGACGATGCAGACACGCCAATGGATGGTCGCTTCCTTGTTATTCCACCTGCTTTACGTAATGCACTAATGGGTATAGAGCGTTACGTATCCAGCGACTTTGTTAATGGTCGTGGCGTAGTTAGCGGTAAGATCGGTGAGTTGTATGGTGTTGACATCTTTGTTTCAACTAACTGCCCTATTACTGAAACCGCTGCTGCCAACGGTGCTACAGGTGGTGGTCAAATCCGAGGTGCTATGCTAGGCCATAAGGACACTATGGTAATTGCAGAGCAACAGGGCATCCGCTCACAGACTCAGTATAAGCAAGAGTTCTTAGGAACATTGTATACTGCAGACCGTTTGTATGGTACTAAGGTACTACGTCCAGAGACAGGGTTCTTGCTAGCTGTAAACGGTTAACATTAACTAAAACAATAAAAGGAGCTTCTTGTACAACACTTGACGCTCCTTTTTTTT